GTTGATTGGCAGCAGATTCTGCTTCAGCACGGCTCATGCCCTTCTTCATGAACTCGCCGACCAACTCAGACTTGCGTATCTTGAACGCAGCGGCACGGCTTGTGAATTCAAAAGCAGCCATGTACCTGTCAAGGAAACCAACAGTCGCCTCCCATCCAGTTATTGCAACGCCTGATGGGCCGGTTGGTCTGTTCGCAACCCCCAGAAGATCACGGAACTGACCTTTAGAAGTGAAACTACTGACGTACGCGATGTCACCACCATGTTGCAGATAGTCGATCAAGTCTTTAACGTGGCCTGATTTATCTTTTGCAAGCAGGGCTTTTAGCTTGGGGTTCTTGGCAGGGTCAGCACCAGCCGCGTAGAACGCCTCGGCTACCATGTATGATTTTCCAAACCCGTTGGTGACTACCTTGTTGGCAATCGCTCCGATATAGTTGGACGCAGCGCCGGGAGACATGTCAACACTGATGTTGAACGCGTTAGCCAACATGTCACGGACGAAGTTCTTGGGCGCGAACGCTACGTTAAACCGTGTGTGGGTCTGCCCCATATAACTTGTGAAAGTATTTAGCTTATCAAGTAGCCCACTTCCTGTCTGATATGTCTTACGAATAGCGTTACGCAGACGGTCGTTCTTTACTGAGATGATGGCTACCTCACCGTCCGGCATGTAGTGCAGAAAAATATTCTGCCTGTTCATTAGCTGAGACAGTTTCTCATCATTTTTGATATCGTACCGTTCCTCAAACGACACCACCTCTTCAATCTTACCGTCTATTAACTTCTTGTCTACCAAGTTGTATAAGGTCTTAGTCACATCCTTGCGACCAGAGCGCGAAGCGGCAATCGATGCGTCAGCCATCATGGTGAGAATCGGATTGTCAGGCAACGTATAACGCCCCTCTTGCGCGTATTCTCTCTGTTGGAGTTCCCTGCCCCATTTGTTGTCGCCGCCATAGAACAAGTTAGCATCTTCCTTATCTACAGGTTTACCTTTGTAAGTGACGTAGTTCTGGTACCCGTAGAAGTTTACGAGGTTGTCAACCTGTGGCGACCAGTAGTTGGCTTGCTTGTTAAGCATGATGGTAACGTCCGACAAAGCGCGAAGTTCTGCCAAGATGTCGTCCATCATTTTCTTTTCGGCTTTGTTCTGATTGAACGTAGCCAAATGGTCATTCACGTCTTTGGGGGTAAGCCCAGCCAACACATCATAGTGGTAACTGTTTATGTCGAGCAGGTGAGCTTGTTTTGGGTCTTGGCTAAGATTATTTTTGTCAGCGACTATGTCGTCCAACAGCTTGCGGTATGCCTTAGCCAAATCTTTAGTGGTCATGCCAAGACTCTCAGCGCGTTTAGCAAGTCCATCTTTTGATTTAAGCTCGGCAAAAATTTCGCTGTGTGCTGTGGCAGGACTAATTTTTTTATCGTCATACCAACTAATGTTATTTATATCAGAGCGCAGCGGCACGTTTTTTATATATTTAACAGCACGAACCTCGCTTTCGTGCATAACTTGCCCGTAAGCAGACAGGCGTTTTAGTACCGTATCAAGCGGCTGGCCTGTTTGCTTGACCATATTGACCAACATGTCGTTGATCCTGTTTATGACGGGGTTGACGTAAGTGTTATCCAGATTACGGAAGTTGCCCGCTGCAAGCATTATTGCGTCGTATATATTGTTTGCATTTTTTTCATCCCCAACAGTAAGCAAGCCACTGCGCTCCAACATACGCTGAAGGTCTTTTACTGGGTACTGCTCATTCTGAAACAGTCGGGCTAACTCTTTAAACCGATTACCCAGACCGCCAGCGAACCACGACATAATAGAACCGAAGAACCCTTTGGGCTTCTCAGGCAACTTCTGCCCCTCGATAAACTCTTCCGTAGTCTTACCCTTGAACTCGCCAGCTTTTTTGGGTTCTCCTTCCATGAATGACACACCCGTAGCAATACCGGGGATTTTAGGCGAGAGCGGCGCTCTGACATCGAACGGGCCGGTGATCATCGTCTGAATGTTTTCTAGCACTTGGCTCGACGCGCTGTCAGATTTAATACCGAGAAGCTGCATCACACGGACAGCAAACTCCCGCAGCGCGTTCGGAACCTTAATGACTTTGGTGAGCGGCGGTATCTTAGCCATCTCAGCAACGAACTCTGAATTAGAAAACGATTGAGCGAGAAACTCTTTGAGGTTGCCGATCTCGTACTTTTTACCCAGCTTCTTGGCTACGTGCTGCTGTAGTTTACTGAGGTTATCCAGCGCGATCTTCTGAATAGGAGTCAGGTTCTTTGGGTTATCCACCGCTCGGTCAGTGATGAAGTGGGCGTACTCATGCAGCACCACCGTGTCGAGCATTGTTCCACGTGGAACGCTAGGGTCAATCGTGATTGTCTCAGTCGCAGGGTCATACATGCCGGGGCGGTCGCCCTCTACCTTGCCGATAACAACGGTCGGCTTGATGCCAAATTGGCTAAGAACTTTTTCAATCTGTGTGGCGAACAGCTTGGTAGCCGGGTCAGTGTAGCCTGTCTTGATGGAACGTAAGATTGAAGTAGTATCGCCAGAGCGCAGCGCCTCCATAGTCTGGCGTTCAATTATGCTTTCGCTCTCTTTTTTCTCTTCAACCTTCTTTGTCGTAACCGGCTGGGCTTTACCGGGTTTAGGCGCAGCGGCAACCGATGTGCCAGCAGCTTTCTTACGGGCAGCACGAATATCAGAGGCGCTCTTCTTGCCTAGCTTGGATACAGCCTTAATTTCTGCCGCAAGAGTCGCTTTGCGCTTAGCTTCAACATCTTTTTTCTGAATTTCAGACAGCGACTTAACAAACGCATCCCGCACCTGCTTTTTATCGGATTTACGTGGTTTAAGCTTACTTGCGTCGATAGCCTTTTCAATAGTAGCTTCGCGTTCGCTTTGCGTCATACGACCAAGAATGTCGTAGATTGTTACTTTTTCTGGCTTGGTAGACGGGATTCCTAGCTTCTCGTTTTCCTTAAATTTAGCAGTATTGGCATCATTTTCCGCTTTGATCTGGGCTGCATAAGTTTTATTGAGGGTTTCTAACGCCGTATCAAAATCGTCAAACGCTTCTTCGGCACCAGCATGACTGATAGCCTCTTGAATACTTTTAGGCGGCGCTGCGCGGGTGTCTACATCTGCCATTACAAATGGCATGTGTTCTTTTTTAAATACACGCTCAGTCGCAGCGTAGTCTTTCTTCTCTACCTTGGGCGCGGGTTCTTCTATTGCGGGTGGGGGTTCTTTTTTCTGTCCTTCTTCTTTTGTTTGCTTGGTTTCAATGGGCGCAGGGACATTAGACTCTCCTTGTTTTAGCCGATCAATTTCTTTTTGTAACGCATCCGCTTCTTTTTGTGCTTCCGCGCTTAATGTAGTTTGCTGTAAGCTTGTAATAGGCACAGAGCGAAGAACTTCGCCCATTTCATCTTTTATACTTATTTCTGCGCGATCACCTGAAGTGCTTAGTACCGTGACCGGAGTGCTACCCCCAAGCTCATTTAAAATCGCAGGACCCGGTACTAATGCAGGACGCTGATCCGCCGCTGGAATAATAGTTGATTTAGCATCCCCTCCAGTATCATCCAGTCTAGCGTTGACAGATGTTGCAGCCCCTCCGGGGGTGATTCCCAATTCTGATGAAGCGCCAGTAGTGCCAGACTGATCTCCTGCGGCGTTAATTCCAGCAGATTGTGCGGCACCGGCTCGTATGCGTTCGACATTTTCGGCTCCCAGTTTTTCTATAACTTTGTCTCGGGACTTAGTTTTATTTTCTATAGCTTGCGGTGCAAGTTTTTTACCGTTCGAATTTATACCAAGCGTAAGCTCAGCGTCGTATCTGATTAATTTTTGCTCGTCTGTTTCGTTTTTTACGCTCGCAGGAGGTAACTTGGGCTGTTGCTGTGTAGTAAGCGCGTCTAGTTGAGCATCAGTATCAACGGCAGGAGCCGGTGGGTTTATTGCTGCGCCTACTTTATCTGGGGTAATAATGCCAAATGGCAGGTTAGCGGGCGGTTGAGGTTGGGCAGCTTGTTCAGCTTGAGCTTTTACTGCCTCAGCGTTGGGGACAATAGCCGCTGCGGTTTCAGATGCTTGCGCGAGCGCCTGTTGTGCTTCTAAATCTTTCTTAGCGGCCTCGGCTGCAAGAGCATTACGTGTTTCAAGAGCACCGATACCTGCACCCGGTATAAAGCCAAGGGCTGCGCCCAGTGTAGCGGCACCCGCCACACCCTTCGTTGGGTCGATACGTGGGTCATATTCTTGAGCGGCTTTGCGCCCGGAGTATTCAGTTACGCCTTCTTCAAGGGCTTCTTGGGCGGCTTCGGACAAGCCAGTCTTAATTGCACCACCTAAAGTAGAGGCAGCGGTCTTGCCGCCGACACCAGCCAAGAACCGTTCAACACCGAACGCGCCGGTTGCACCGCCGATCAAAGAAGGAATAAACGACGCGCGACGCGCCGCAGTAGTTGCAGCTTCTTCTTTTAGTTTCTCTAACGACACGCCTTTTTCTACTTGGCTGCGGATGTAATCGTTCTTTAAAAGAATCTCGTCCGGCGTATCCATGACCATCTTGTACGCAGAACCACCAGCGTCACCACCTGCCATCATGGCGTTAGTTACAACACCAGCCCCTAGACCTACTCGGCTTGAGGCTTTTTCAGTAAGTTTTAACAGTTGAGCGGCTTTGACAGAACCCTTAATAGCTACGCCGGGGCCAATGAAGGAGCCGACCGCCTGACCAGCGGCTTGCAGAGGATTCTCGGCTATGTACTTGGCGACAGCGGCAACTTCTTCTCCACCTGTTTTCGCAGCTTCCAAATCGCGCAGGAACTTTTCGCGCCCAGCTTTGACCATGTCGCTTTGTAAATTTTCTGTATATTTAGTAAATTTATCAATAGCTTTTGAAAACGAATTACCCGGCGAAACATAGTCCGCCGCCGCTTCTAGTCCTCCAGCAAACGAGTTAGCTATTGCGATAGCCGTATCACTAGCGACCCTAAAAGGATTTCTAGTCTTTGGTTCGAGTTTAGGCTCTTCTTTAGCAACGTTCCATTTACGTTCCCAAGGAGCAGCAGCTTCCTTGGCGGTAGATTCTTTGGTACTAGCCCAATTCCGTTCCCAAGGCGCTGCCATAATTACTCCTTAGCCCAATTCTTTTTATCGTTAGGGTCACCGCCCTTAAATTTATATCCATCAACTATTTGCCCCGGTTTTAACCCGGCAGTAGAATCAGGTTTTTCCCTGCCTTCCTTAGGGTTTACCGTGCCGCGTTTGAACTGTTCCGTTAAACGAGCTTCAAGTTCATTTCTTTCGGTGTTAATTCGATCAAGTCTAGCTTGAGCGGCTGTGCGCATTTTATGGCCTTCAGGCAGCATCAGCATTTGTTTTTCTAGCTCAACAATAACAGGTTGATTACGCTTATCAAACGCGTCTAATGCCCTATTTATCTCTTTGTTTTCTTTAAGCTCAGAACCGCCGCCACTGCCAGCTTGCCTAGCCTGCACATCATACTTGCCGCGAACATGCTCTCTCCTAAGGCCAAAGTCACCTTCTATCATCGCTCTTTCTTTACCGCCAATAGCCTGTATTTCTTCTGCTGCGACTCGGGAGACGGCTGAAAGTTTATCGGACTGAGCCTTGAACAACATCTCGCCTAACTGCAAACTAAGAGAAGCCGATGTTTTTGCCGCCTCGTTGTGAGATTTAAGTGCCTCATCAACCCGACCTTTTTTCTCCTGAAGCTCAGCCTTGTCTAATTCATACAAGGCTTTATTGATGTCACGCTGAATTGCGTTTTCTTTGGCTTTATCGTCAAGAAGATCAGGTACGGTTTCATTAATAGACAAAAGCGCGGCTCTAAGCACAGGGCCGGGTGTCGAACCGAACTTGGCAAACATCTGCGCCCAGCGCAGATGCTCAGACTTTCTATAGTCTTCTTTACTCAACCTTGATTCTTCCCGGCGACGAGCGCGTTCTTCCTCAAACATCTTAGCTGGATCAATGCCCAGTTTTTTATAAGCTTCTTCTTGGCGATCTAATTCACCTGTAACTCCAGCAGCAACACGGTCTTCATAGGTCTTAAGAGCCTTACGAGCGTGTTCAACCTCTGGCGGTGGAGTAAATCCAGCCAAAACCGACCGGTACTCATCTTGATACGGCGTTGCCGATGTTGCTGTTGGCATTGGCGCTGTCTCTTTAGGCACAGGGGGTTCTTGCTTTACTTCTTTCTTGGGCGCAGATACTTGTTTCTTAACTGTTTTTACTTCTTTAAATTCAGTTTTATTGTCTTGTTTTGGCTCTACTGTATTAAACGGATTGTAAACCTCGTCCTTCATGCCGCCCTTGGCAAACGCCACAGCACCGCCACCTGCCATCATCTTGGGTGCACCAGCACGCACTTGGTCACGGCGCTGCTTCTCAGCTTGGGCGATGCCCATAGTCTCAGGATCGGTGTCACCACCCAGCTTGCCTTGAAGCTGATCGTCCGAGAGTTTCTTCATCATGCTCGGCAGCTTGTATGGATCAGCACCAGAAGCAATGCCTCCGCTTGCCATCTCTTTAATAGCGCCGCCTTCTTTGCTGCCGATAGCTCCGGCTTGCTTTAAGTTAGCGTACGCACCAGCCAAACCAATACCTTGCTGCAATAGCGGGGGTTGCGCCTGATACAACTGAGTAGTAGACGCTTGCATCGGTAAACCACGCAGCATGTTGGAGAGCGTACCCAGTTGAATGAACGGATACTGCTGTGCGGTAGCATAGTCTTGAATGATCTGATTCAGACGGGCCTGCTCGTAAGCTTGCTGTTTACCACCAACATCCATCTGCTGACCAAGCAATCCCATCTCTTGACCATACTGCTGCTGACCTAGCTTGCCAATCTGTTCAGCGCCTTGCATTGCCTGACCATAACCTTTGAGACCAAGTTCGGCACCGAACTGCTGGGCTTGACGGGCTTGCTCAAACGCTGACTGCATACCCTTGCCATAGATATCTGCTTGCTGTTGGGCAAGATTACGCTGGCGCTCTGCTTCTATAAGTGCCTGACGAGAACCACCAAACGCACCTTGTTTAGAAGCTTCAGCCAGATTAGTCTGTTTCTGTATGGCGGATTGACGGGCAGCTTCACGCATCTGCGGTTGTAGTGCGCCTTCCATGTAAGGCGACATGTAAGCTTGTGTCGCATAAGGGTTAGTTGCCTGTTGCTGATACTGCTGGCCCGCTCCCATAGAGGCCATAGTGCCTACATTCGTAAGATCAGTAGCCATTCCAGTCTGACCGGGCAATCGGTAGTTCTGAATACCCCTCATGGCTTGACCTTGCATTGGGCTAAAGCCAGCAACTGTTTCGCCTTGGAATGGTTTGTATGGTTGGAAGCCAGTTATATTGCCGCTAGGCCCATACGTATAAACTTGTTTTTCAGTCGAACCCAGCATCCGCTCAACGTACGGACGGGCATATTCAGGAATATTCGAAGTTTCAGACTTGGTCGTGGTCGGGCCACCGCCGCCATGCAGCTTGATCTTGCCGCCTTCTTTTTTGAATGCGTCTACAGGCAGGTCTGGGATACCAGCCAAAGCCATTGCACGGTCATTGAATCTCATAATTTTTTCCTCAATACTTGATGGGTTACTTCCATCCCAATCTTCTCGTACATCTGGACTATTGTTCCTTTAGCCCACAACTGCGCGACTGTAGCGCCGTGTGCCCTCATCCAGTTGTACAACTCCTCAATAACGTGAGGACGCACAATACCTTTACCGCCCATTAAATTACCGTGCGCAACGCGCTGCGTCGGGTAATCAATAATGTCTATTATCGCTGCGCCAGTAATACCTTCCCCCGGCTCTTCCCACACTACTAAATACGTGCGCCCAGTCCTAACAGCGTATTCAAGCAATTCAATCTTGTTTAAATCCGGATCAAGATCAATTGCGCGTTGTAACAATGGTGCTGCTATAGGCCAAACTTGGGGTAATTCATTAGGGTGTATTTGGTATAAGGGCATCTTTACGCTGGTAAATGTTTATCGGCTTTACTGTTGACAGCTACTTTCTTTTTTCCAATACTTTTCTTACGCGACGCCTGAACGCGCTCCATCATGGCATAGAGCTTACGGGCACCTGCTTCAGTTGAGCCGTTACCCAACTCAGAGACAATACGCGCTGGGATTACAAACTCGCCATCAGCAAGACGAGCAGGCTGGCGTTTACCAATAACAGCAGGGATAGAATCAGAAACTCCATCGCCGGGACCTTTCAAGAGTCGTCCACCATCGGAATAGCCACCAAGACCGTGCATGATGCCGCCTTGCGCTGCCTCAATCGGGATGTCCATGTAGTTGTCAATATCGCCTAGATTAGTCTTAGGCATTGGAATTACTGGGACTTTAGTTTTTTTGCCCAACCGTGCGTGTTCAGCCTGAGCAGCGGAGAAGGGGCTACTCAACATCTGGGTACGGCTGCGCGGAACAATACCGGGGTCAGTGCGTTCCCCAAACAACTTCATCGCTTCTTTCTGGCGCTCTTCTTCCATCTCTTCAAAAGTTTTTGTCAGGCCCCTAGCCGCTCTTTGACTACGAGTTTGCAGACCATACTCACGACGCTGTGCCTCAGAAAGACCGCCTTCTGCAAAACGTGGTTCCCCAGTGTAGGCATTGACGGAAGCGTCAGCCGAAGGAGTCAGGGTGTTTACAGGCATCGGTGTAGCTGAACTGACAGCATACGCGGGGGTTTGCAGTCGTGCCATAGGAAAGCCAGTATTAGCCCCGATACTATTCATACGAGACATGTCTTCAACTGGGCCACCGCCCTGATAACTTTGATATTCGTATGAGGGGGTAAATGGACGCTGCACTGGCTCAGAAGCTTTAAATTCAGACATGTCGACCGTGTTCTTGTACTTATCTTCGTCTTCTTTTTCAGGCTTATTCATGTACTGCCCCGCAGCCAGCGATGCCATGCCGATTTCCGCAGGGTATTTTTTAACAATCTCTAGCCCCTCCATAACCCCCTTTTTTAATGCGCTTGGCTGTTCAACTGGGACGTTTTTTAAAAACTCAGACCCTAGTCCTCCGTCCAAGTTAGAAATTTGAGCCTGAAGTTTCGCATTTTGAGCAGTTTGAAAATTAGGCAAAGCTTCTTTATACGCAAGCATGTTTTCCCGAACGGGAACATTTGACTTAAACGGCGCAAAAGGATTTTTAGTTGGGTCAACAGGGCCAGCAGCTTTTTCTACAAGCGGTGTATTACTTCCGGCTGTAGCTACTTGTTCGTATTGGGGGAACTTAGACAAGTCTGTAGGATTGGCTTGTATTTGCGCAAGCTGCTGCTCCAAAGTCATAGGGGGCGTACCACCAGCCGGAGGGAGGGGCGTAGCGGGATTCAACGGGCCAGTAGGAGTAATAGGGCCAGCAGTTGGAGGCATACCAGCAGGATTAGCAGAGAAAATGCCCTGTTTCATCCCTTCTACACCAGTCTGTTTAGCCGCTTCAACAGCAGCTTCTTGACCAGTTTGGGTAAGAGCTTGTTGCCCTAATTGCTGTGTAGCCTGTTGAGAAGCTTGAGCAATCCCTTGGTTGGCGGCTTGTTGCCCTAACTGTTGTGTAGCTTGTTGTGTAGCTTGCTGGGCGGCTTGCTGTCCTACCTGCTGTGTAGCTTGCTGAGCAACTTGTTGCCCTAACTGTTGAGTACCAGCTTCAATAGCCTTTTGCTTAGCTAGTTCAATCGCAGCAGTATTTGCGGCAGCGGCACCAAGACCGGTGGCAGCGGGGGCTATAACCGCAGGGGCGACAGCAGGTGCAAGGGCGGCTGCTTGAGTGGCAGCAAGGACAATCTGAGGCATGTTAAATCTCCCGTTTCATCAGTACAAAGCCCATGTTCTGCCCGTACGGATATAAGCCAAACATTTTAATTAGCTTTTGAGCTTTTATATCATTTTCGAAAGGCGTTGCGTAAACTTCATTATAATTACGCGCCTTCAAAAACGGTACAATTTTGTTAATAAAGATACTGCGGTACTTTTTAAATTTACTTACCGACCACGCTCCCGGCGTGATACTCAAATGTAATGTTACTTTGTCAATACTTAACAGGTAGTCGCATAAGAAATGCACGTCCCCGTCTTGGTAAAGTGTTTCGCGTACGTCTTCCATCACACTTTTATCTTTATCACGTTATCTGCTGTTGTGTCACGGTACAAATCACCCACCCGCATATTGGCTAAATCTGCCTCAGTAGGCAAGCTCACAACCCTCTGTCCGGTCGCCTGATTTATCACGCTAAAATTCATGGCGGATACGATCTGATTCAAGTTTATGTACCGCGTGGATGCTGCGCTAGGACCGGGGTTGTCTAGCTGCTGAAAATAAAGCCTGAGAATGTTCAGTAGCTGATCCATGTACAGCCGGTCGTACTCGACGGGCGCGTAGGGTAGTGCTGGCGCTCTTGTTGTTCCAGTTGACATATTATCTCCTGCCGTCCGGACGTACATCCATACTGGGTGTACCTAGCTGCCACTGAGTGCCAAGCGTGTTGGACTCGACCTTGAAAGCCATCTGTCTGCCACGAACACGTGTGTACACAATCTGGGTAAATTGCTGCACCTCGTAAGTGTTCGCCACCGCATAGTTGTTTTCAGTTATAACCGGCGGGTTATCCGCTGGGCCATAGGCCGAACCGGGGTTTCTACGGGGAAGGACTGTGAAATCCACCCGTGGGGTTGTAGCGCCCTGAACAACATTAGACCCGTCAAAAGTAATATCTGGCACTATGCGCCACACAAACCCGTAGTTGTGCCCATCACCAATATCAAAGTCAGAAGACTGGATATAAGCACTGATAGGCTGAGGGACGTTTGTGGAGTTGTCATTGACCCCAAATTCGTGGAACACAAGGCGATTAACATTTGGGTCAGCAGCCATAGGAAAGCCACGCAGCGGGCTATCCAGCCAAGCCGTACGATTTAACGTGCCGTAGTACCACACACGATCAAGGTGGTTGTAGATGACGTACCTATCGTTGATTGTTGAATTAGCTGAGCAGTACTGCCACCATACCTCGTTGTAGCCCTCATTTGTACCGGCAACCACTTGATAGAACTGATCACGGTTAATGTCGCTAAACACATACTGACGAACGGTAGACGGCAAAGTTTCTACTCGACCAGCGTACATATAGAACTTGTCAGTGCCCATCCAATAAACCACACCGTTGACCGTAGTCATGGCGTTCGGGCTACAAATAGACAGATTGTCAGCAAGAATATTAAAGTTCCAAACGAACGGTGGTCCAGCGTACTGCATGGAGTACATAGCGGTGTCTGTCCATATCAGGTTTTCCTGACGGGTTTGCAGTGCGCCAATAATCAAAGAGCCATGAGAAAGCCGATAGCTACCGGCTTGATTCGTAATTGCAGGGTTCCAGTCAGTATAGTCTTCAGACACAGACCAGCGAATAAGCAACGGGTCAAGTGTGCCAGCTTCAGGATCAAATGAATACGGGTCGCAACCAAACGCGATCACAATTCGTGTGGCGTCTGAGATCAAAAGCTGTAGCACCTGCGTCGGGCACTCTGGTCCAGTAACAAGCGTTCCGCGCACGGTAAAGTCTGGCTGGGTACCGAGACCCGGACCCCAAAAATAAATAGGCCCACCACGGTAAGAAAACAATAAATCCTGCCCGTAGTTAATCTGGCTCCACAGGCGTAGCTGCTGCCCCACACCAGTCGTGAAACCGTCACCCCAACCTAAACGGCTCCAAGGGCCAGCACCCCAGCCTGTACCTGCGGTATATACATCCTTACCAGTCCCAATTTCGTAGGCAAAAGTTGCGCCGTTTGTAGCCACCCCACCAGTAATTGCAGGAGTTGCTACAGTAAACGTCCAGAATGTGGAATTAATTACAGTCATCTGCCAGTTGCCGTTGATATACGACACGGGAATACCGTTTACAAACCCTACGACATTAGAGATGGTGACGAAGTCATCCGTCTGACCACCATGCCCCGGATCAGTAACTATAATTGTGGAAGAAGCAACCGTAGCCCCAGTTAAATGCGCTGCGGCAGTTGTACTGTTATACCCGCGAACACAATTAATTAACGTGTTACTAGTAATTGCGCCGTAAAAAATCTGCTCAGCCCCGATATAAATAACGCCCCCTGCGGTAGAAAAATTTGAGGCGTCTGTTAATGTTATTGAGGTCTGAGTTGCGTTAATGCCGCCATTTAGAGTGGATACACCTGTGGTAAAAGCATTTGAAGCAACCGTAGAGGTGTACCGGATGGGGGTGATGTCGTAATACGCGCCGCCGTTCTCTACATAAAACTTTAAGTGTGTGCCGAGTCCAACAAGATTAAAGCTCTTGAGAGTTACCCAATTCCAGAGCGACCGGCAGACGCCTAAGAAAGTATTATTAGAGAACGCTGTCCAACCGCCAATTTTTTCAGGATAGCCAGAACGAAACCGCACTTTATCGCAAGCGTACCAACCCCCTTCGTTAGCAAGTGTCGTGCTCTCACGGTTTACACCGGGGCGAAATTGCAGTCTCTGTAGAGGCATGATTAACCTATGTTAATAGTCAGACCCTGAATTGCTGGCATGGAAGTAACACTGACGGTCACGCTCTGCGCGGCTTCCCAAGGCATGTTGCAGTTCGTGCATACGCCAGACGTAGCTTCTTTCTCGCTCACAGGGTCTTGGCAATGGATGCAAACCTGCTCTATCGTGTGGGCAGATTCAACAGTACCGTCGGGTAAAACTTTAGCGTCGTAAGATAGTTTCATGACAGGCCTTTAAGTTTTGATACAAACAAGCATTGCTATGTTTACTGGTCGGGTTTCATCCGCACCTGATGTACCTACGCTAACTGACAATGTACCTAGCGAACCACTACCAGCAGTACCTTGCGGTCTATTACTAAAAGAGCCGCTTGCAGTAAATATGCCGGATGCACTAGCACTACTACCAAGAAAACCAAAGTCGCCGGGGAAGCCACCAGAAACCGAGCCTGTTTGAGGGAGTGTTGCAAAGTTCTGCGAAGCCCCTATAATCCGCCCCGAATCCGCTACAGTTGCGGTTATAGTCGTAGAGGAAACCGTTTGGCTTGTACTTACAGTATATGTACCAACCCCGCCTGTAGTACCGGTCAATTGGGCTGTTATACGTGTGTTTGAAGTCACACCGGTACCAGACAAAACTTGACCCGGCAGTAGTAAACCTGATGTAACAGCAGTTACCGTTAAAGTTGTTGTTGCAATTGAGCCAGTTACGACAGCAGCGGTACTTGTATTAGATGCCCAACCACGCAAGAACATACCTCGTGCATCGGGCAAATTAAATGTATTTGAGCCATCGCCGGGGCCGTATACAGTCCCAATAGCGGCGAAAAGGCTGGAATAAGTCGTACGGGCCACAGCCGCACCATTACATTCAAGCCAGCCGGTAGGTGCGCTAGTATTAGCAAAATACATAACCATACCTGAAGGTAACGGCGCGGCTTGCTGCTGAGTTGTACCATTAGGGAACGTAAGCCCAGTATCCCCGCTTATTGACATTGACATAATTACTCCTTATTCTTTTACCAGTGGAATCCAAGACACTGTGGCCTCGTCCCATTTGTAATAAACAACATCGCTATCCGCAGGAAGTGGCACGGGAGCGTTCCAATAGCAAGTCTCTTCATCCAGAATCCAGCTAGGATACGGCTGTGGAAGATAAAACGCGTCACGCACTGCATCGTAGATACCATCAACACTTGCATAGTTTTTACGTAACGCCACGCCGCCATCAGGTTTACCGTCTGGACCGTAATGAACACCACCGTGGGTGTTGTAGCTTGTCTGAATCCAGCCGGTTCCTACTGCGCCAGAGTCAATAAATTCCTGATCCGCAACGATCACCTGCGTAACAATACCGTTTTCAACTTTTGCAAAATGCGCCATAGGTTTAATAAACAAACGAGCCAGAAGTTGTAAATGTATGCACCACGTAGCCCGGTCTGGAGGTGAGACTAACTGTGCCGCCTGTTGCAAGTACAACACTGCCCGGATAAGCGACTATGACAATCCCACTTCCTCCAGTGCTTCCGCCAGAGTTATTGTTACCGCCCCCGCCGCCACCCGTGTTTGGAGAGCCAGCACCACCCGAAGAAGGAACTCCACTACCTCCATTTCCGCCGCCACCTAGACCACCCGCTGCGCCACCACCGCTACGGTTAGAACCGCCACCGCCACCAGCGTAATAGGTGGCAGCGCCATTAATGTTAATTTCTAGTCCTATACCACCGGGGCCGGGTGATCCACCAGCACTTGTACCCGCAGCGCCAGCACCGCCCCCACCGGCTCCGGGTTGATAAGCTCCACCAGTCGCACTTCCGCCAGCGTTACCTTGACCAGAAACAGTCGGAGACTGACCCCCCGGATAGTTGGTACTACTGCCCCCACCACCAGAACCTGCTGCACCGCCAGCAATACGATTACCACCTCGTACCGCTGTAAGTCCAAATCCAGTCGTATCAGAACCTGCGGCGTTAGTGCCACCTCCACCACCAACAACAATAGTATATGTGCCGGGTGTAATCGTCTGGTTTACAAAATAAATTAAACCGCCCGCACCGCCACCACCGCCGCCATCGTCACCAGAATTATTGCCGCCGCCTCCACCCGCAACTAATAATAGATCAACAACCCCAGCCAAGTTAGTACCAGAGTTAGTTAGCCCATATGACCGAGCCGAAGATGCGCCAAATGTGCCGAGTAGTGGCATTGCTATTCCTTATGAAAATCTAGTGCGGGTGGCAAAAACGTTATAACCAGTAGTAGTTTTCAAAATAGCGTACGTGTAAATTTCTGTGCTGCTTGCAAATCCAGATGTAGGGGCTACGCCTTGCCAAAGCGGGGTATAAACTACACCATCAATAGTAAAACCTGCGGCGTAATAAGGGGTAAGTCCTTGTGTAAGTATGAAAGTAACCGTGGTGGCCTGCCCGGCAGTCATCACTGAACCTAACGAAATAGAAGAGTTACCTCGTACATTGAAAGTCCAGTTTGAAGTAGCGTTGCTCGTATATTGCAACACCGACTGATCCAGCAAATTAAAGTTAACCGTACCCCCCGCACCTGCTGCTTGTATGCTGGCGGTTTCATAAATAGCAGGTACGCCACTAAAACCGGAGTTAGGGCTAATTATGATTGTCATTATTACTCCTTATGTTGGACGAATAAATACGCCGTTCATGAAATTTTGTGTAGTGGAGCCAGTAGCTAAAGATGTTAGCGACCCGGTGTAAAAAATATATAACTCTACGTAATCAGTGGTGCCATTAAAATAAACTATAGAAGATACATTTGAGCTGGCAGCGCCCGATGGCGCACGATTACCATTTTTATACGCTGCGCCATTTTTATAAATAGCCGCAATTATTTCTCCATTAGACCCCCCGACAGCCACCTGCCCATTGATCTGATAATACCCAGCAACAGTTGGTGTATATCTTCCTGTTGTGGTGTCATAACACGACGCACTATCAAACTCTTCAGTGTCGGGAATAACGGCTGCCCACGCGTTCTGGTTAGCGTTTCTAGCAGCGTTTCTGTATACGCTAAATACTGGCCCCGAGCCTACCAATACCCCACCGACGGTAAGAGTCCCAGTAACAGCAGTGTTTCCAGTAATAGTAGTATTCCCGTTAACAACATTGTTTCCAGTAACAGTCAAGCCCGATGACATAGTTACGTTCTGTGACGCATTTACCGTGATGGCAGTTGTACCACCAGTCTGAATTTCTAGCACACCTGATGTATCCCCAGAGGTAAGTAAACCCCCAGCCCCACCAGCTAATGCGTTAATTATGCTTGACATAGCTAATCCTTAAATTACGACGAACCGTTGGCCCGTTGGTACTGTCAATGACGCGCCACCAGCAATTAAAAATGGGCCAACTGTCATTCCGTTTTTACCTGCGGTCAATGTGTAGTTTTGCGTAAGTGTTGTAGAGGTCTCATAAATAGTACCGCCCGCTACAGAACCCGCACCTGCGGTAGATGCAATCCATGTAGTGCCGTTAGACTGCAACAAATTACCAGCAGACCCCGGTGCAATCGAAGTTATAGCAGTGCCGGTGCTGTTACCAACCAGCACACCAATCGGAGCGGACAGGCCAGTACCACCTGAAGTGGCAGGAAGCGGATTCCCAAGGGTTAAAGAGCCGACTACATGATTCCCAGAGCTAAATAAGTCGGTACCGTCAGTCCATATCTGAGAGGTTTTACCTGCGGGTATTAGCGCCCCAGTACCTTTTGGGATTACGTTGCCATCAACTGTGCTAACGTATATGGTCACATCGTATGCCGCTAAGTTGCGCATGATGTATGTCTTTGGCACCGGAGGGATAAACACCTCATACGCGGCTGCGATGGTAGTGCCATCTACATCAAGACTTACAATCGCGCTTCGTGCTTCATCCACCGCACCGTTATTGGTGGACAGTGGATACTTAAGAACGCCGGGAGTAGCGGTGGAAGCTATTACATCCACATAACCAGTAATACCGTCCTCAAGCAATGTGCCTAGGTTCAGGTTAGTCGTAGTGCCCCACGTACCCGACTGTTCACCGTTCGGGATAAGCTCAATACGTAAACTAGGCGAGTAGGTTGAAGCTGTCATATCTGTTCCTTGTTAAGCGAGCATTGTCTCCGCATGGGTTTTAGCCTCTGCCACCCGACGCAACCAGCCCTTACCAAAGGTCGCAAACGTAGGCAGACTGCGGTAAAACGCTTCCTTTTCTGCACTGAATTTTGCCACTAATTCAGCCTGATTGGCACCTTTTAGAGCCTGCATAGTCTTGGGGCCAATAACACCGTCCGGCGTTGCGCCGATAGCTTTTTGCATGGTACGAATAGCCCGACCGGGACCAGCGTTGACCGCGAAGTCAAACATCAGATAGTCCAGCCCATC